ACCTTACATACACGGGTAATGATGGTGGTGGAGATCCGGGTGCCGGTGTTTTAATTGTTGAGTACATCCAGAACAACAACCTTACGGTATAGGGAAACACAATGGCTGCTAACTCAAACCCGCATGAGAACACGTATAACTCAACCACATTTTCCGGTCCCGTTAAGGCAGGCTCTCGCTGGGAGGGTGCAAATGCCGCATACAAGGATCTGGATCCCGTCGCAAATCCGATTGACGTAAGCAAGCTCGCTAACACGGGCTATGTGGTGTGCTCGCAGTCGGCGGGGGTTGAGCAGAAAGAGGGCGGTGTACCTTCTGTAAACAATATCGTCCTCCCTGCTGGCAGTATGATTTTGTCTATCCAGATCATTGTTACGGAGCCGTTTGACGCTACGGATGATAAGGATCTTTCAATCTATTGCAGGCCCGAGTCAGTAATTACTTTTCTTACCAACTACGTTAAGTTGGGAGCAGTTGGGGTATACGACGCAGGAGATAGCAGCAATTGGGTGGCTGGCAGTTGGAGTACGTATGTCGGGTCTTGGAAGGATATTTCCTCTGTCCCCGAGGTTAAAGCAGGCGACAGCGTTGACGTAGTTGTTGATTCAGGACCCGGTGGTGCTAGCGGAGGACGTGCGATCCTGACGTTTAGTTACATCCCCGGGCTGCATCTTCTTACCTAAGGAAATCTAAATGAGTAGATCCACTTTTTCAGGTCCGGTTCAGGTGGGTATAGATGATGCCCCCTTTTCCGAGAATACAGTTGCCAAGATAGGCCCCAACCGGGGCTTTGCGAAGATGGTGCAGTCGGCTCCTATTACGCAGAGCGGGACTATTAGATACCCAACGAGTGCAACCGATATGACGATGGTCATTCCTGCGCTAAGCACGATCACTAGGATCTCTGTCCTCGTCACGACAGCGTGGGACCAAGTTTTGGACATCGGCCAAGCGTGGGGCGAACTCGGGGATAGGGATACGAATGATCTCGTAAACGATCTTGTCTTGACTACGCTTGGGGTGGTTGTGGTAGGCCCCGGGGACACAGACAATCTCGCAACCGACGACATCAACAACTGGATGAATAACAGTTCGACTAATTCCCCTTACGGAGGAGACAGGTGCATTACCGCCTTTACCGCCAGTGGCGGTAGCGCCGGCGTAGGTGTCCTCACTGTTGAATACTCGCAAGCCGTTGACCTAGAAGCGATTGCTTAGGAGAGAAGATGCCCACAACCACTTTTTCAGGCCCCGTTAAAGCTGGAGGGATCTCCACTTCCACTGGGACTACCCTTAGCGAGAACGTAGCCAACCAAGGCTTTGGGAAGATGGTTCAGGTGTATGAACTAGAAGAGACTGCTGCCACGAGGGCTGCTCGTACGTATACTGACATCGTGATTCCGGCCAATAGCCAGATTACTAGAATGGCTGTTTTAGTTACCTCGGCATTTGGGACTGACGGATACGCTTACATCAAAGATTCTACTATGTCAGGAGGTACTTCTGACACATCCCTTGCGGTTATGAACTGTAGTTCCTTGGGTCTTACCGATTTTGTAAATTATGCAGGAATAGTATATGAGGCACAATTTCTTTTATGGAAAGATACGGGAGCTTCAGATCGGCATCTTGATTACGAAGTTCGTGCCGCATCAGCTACTCCTGACACTGGTAGGGCCACCCTCATCGTTGAATACGTCCAGAACAACAACCTGACGGAATAGGAAAACATCATGGCACCGGTCAATCCGCATGCAGAAACCTACAAAGGATCAACCACTTTCAGCGGCCCCATCAAGGCGGGGTTACGTTGGTTGGACGTTCCCAATTATGATAGGGAAACCGTACCCGGCACTATTGCGGTAAAGGACTTACCCAATGCTGGGTTTGTGGTGTGCTCGCAGTCGGCTGCCGTGGAGCAGTCAGGCAATGATACGATATCGAACATCATGCTTCCCCCCGGAACGATGATCTTGTCGATTCAGGCTATTGTCACGACAGCGTATACTGGAACGAAGAAGGACATGTGGTTGTACGTAGACCCCGGAGGTGTCGGTGAGGGTAGTTCGTCTGTGACCGAGTACACTGAGGCTGATCGAGTGAGTCTTGCAGCCGTAGGGGTGTACAATCTTGGACCTGATGACGGCGCACCATCGGTTTGGAGAAACATTAGCGACCCAACATACGTTAATGCGGCTGAGCCGGGTGTTAGTGTCGATGTAAGAACAACGAATACCAACACTGGCGATGGTAGGGCTATCGTGACGATCAACTACATTCCCGAATTCAATTTCCCGCTCGCATAGATAGTGGGTTGATATGAAACGAGAGAACGATGTCTAGAAGTACATTTAGCGGACCCGTACTGGTTGGAGAAGGCGACGCCAATACGTTTACAGCTAGCCCTGACACCTACGGAACAGGCCCCAACTGGGGCTTCGTCAATATGGTGCAGTCGGCTCCTATTCAGGAGACAACCGGACAGTTGTTTACTGGCATTGTCATTCCATACAGTAGTGTTCTTACCTCGGTTGAGGTTCTGGTTACTACAGCATGGACAGGGGTCAATACCTATCTCGATATCGGCCAAGCTTTGGGGGTAGTGCCCGCTGCTGGGGAGCAGGGAGGTGTCCCCATGGATGCAAATGAATTTGTGTCTGGCTTGCTTGTTAATGCGTTAGGAAATATCAAGGCTGGTAGTTCAACTACTGGGCGTCGTCGAGGCTTGTCGTGCACGACAACATTCCCTTCCGCTTCCACAACAGTGACTACGGCAGATACGAGTCTCCTAACTGTTGGACAATTGGTAACTGACGACAACAATCCTGCGGTTCCAGCAACCATTCCTCTCCTTACAACGGTTGTAAGTATAGATTCCCCCACGACGTTTACGATTTCATCCGGCGCTCTTCGTGCCATAACGGTGGAATTAGATTTTATTGGGCTTGACGCTGACGATATAGATTCTTGGATGAATGTGGGGAGTCGTGCGCAATCGGGTGCATCCGCTTCCGGTGAACTGATCGATAGAATGATTGTTTACGATACACAAGGCACTTCGACAGGTGTTGGCCGTGGCGTCCTCACTGTTGAATACTGTCAAGCCGTTGACCTATCGGCGATTGCTTAGGAGATTAATATGGGACCGCTTACAACCTCATACCATGAGGCAGATGCTCAGGTAACGACAGCGCCTGCAAGGCTCTACGGCTTACTTGTTGGCGTTACTACTGCTGCTGCGAATCCAAAGGTTATCCTAAAGGATGGCGATAGCGGGGGAACGGTACTCTTTACGGCAAACCTTGGTGATGCAGCTTTGGGTCCTGTTTACATTCCCTTTCCTGCGGATACGTACATTAGGTTTGATACAAAGATGTATCTGGATATTTCTGGCAACGTCAGTGACGTTACGTTGTTTTATCAGACGTAACGATGAGCGTTACTCCGATGACATTCTGGTCCACTATAACCATTTCGGCATCGGCTATCGGTGGTATTCTTATCCTTATCCTTGCCCACATGGGCGAGCCGAAGCACGCAGCCGCAGCGGACGAACGAGATGTCGGAGACATCCAGATCCGCGTAGAGCGCGTGGTCACCGAGGTCGCGAGGAACAAAGAAGTCCTCGATGAAGTAAAGCAGGACGTGAAGGAGATTCGCGTGGAACAGCGTGCCTACACGGATTCAATCCTGCGTGCGATACGGGAGTCTAATTGATGGCTAAGAAGTGGATCCAGAAGGCAATCAAGAAGCCTGGAGCCCTTCGCTCGTCCCTTGGCGTTAAAAAGGGGAAGAATATCCCCGCTAAGAAACTAGCCGCAGCAGCTAAGAAGGGTGGGAAGCTCGGACAGAGAGCGCGTCTTGCCCAGACATTGGGGAAGATGAGAAAGAAGTAGATGGCAATCAGCGAAACCTACACGTTTAATCCCGACATCTCCGAGATTGTGGAGGAGGCATACGAGCGTGCTGGTTTAGAGATGAGGACCGGCTACGACATCAGAACGGCCAGACGCTCCCTGAATATTCTCACATTGGAGTGGCAAAACAGGGGGCTCAACCTCTGGACAATTGACGAGGTTACTTGGGACTCCGTTGGGAATGGAAGTGGAACTACCACGCTTACGAAGGGGACTGCCACATATAACCTTCGTTCCGGCACGATCTCCCTTCTAGACGCGATCCTAAGGACCAATGATGGCGAGTTGAATCAGCAGGCTGACTACCGGCTGAATCGTATATCGCAGCCGACCTACTCGACCATCCCGAATAAGCTCACCCAGGCTCGTCCCCTCCAGTATTACATGGACCGCAAGGAGATACTCGGAGCGGGGGATGGTGGCGTTGACCAATATGACACCATCACACTGTGGCCCGTCCCGGACGAGAGCCTGAAGTACACCTTGATTTACTGGCGCATGAGACGCATCGCTGACGCCGGTAACCCTGCCTCCAATACGATGCAGATCCCCTCCAGGTTCATCCCGGCTCTCATCTCCGGGCTTGCCTATTACATCGCCATGAAGAAGCCCGAAGCACAGGGCAGGTTGCCTTTCCTGAAAGAAGTCTATGAAGAGGACTTCAGGACGGCAGCCGATGAAGATCGCGTTAAAGCATCGGTGCGGTTTGTACCGCAGATACCCTGGTACTAGATGTCGTCTGCGCCCTTCGCAGTAGGCTCAAAGGCTCTAGGGATATGCGACAGGTGCGGGTTTGAGTATCTCCTAAAGACACTCAAAGACGAGGTAGTTGATCTTAACCAGACTGGTCTCCTTGTTTGCGAAGAGTGCTTTGACCGAGACCAGCCACAACTCCAGGTAGGGAGGTGGCCTGTGGATGATCCCCAGGCTCTCAGGAATCCCCGTCCAGATACGGGGACAGAGGGAAGCCGGCGGATAGCGATTGTTGATTACAGCTTTGTTACGTCACCGGATAACCCGGATGGGACAGAGTATTTCGTCAGTTCCTCTATGACGCTGGCATCGTCGGCTGACGGAACCATGACTGCTATTGGATCTACCACTGAGAGGGACCCGGATATTCCCAGGACTGATCAAGTGGTAGGTTCACGGGCTGTCCAGTCAGTGGACCTTTCCTCTCTCCAGGAGACTGATTATTTCGACGGGACCCAGTTCGCGTATGTGAGGATGAAGATTCGCCTCACGACAGCCTGGGTTGGGACCGCAGCGGCAACCGGATGGTTGGGCAAGCTCTACTGGAACACCGTTGGGAATGACGCCTTCGATGAAGCCAAGTCTGCGACTGTATCCGAACCCGGATGGGTTGCTGGGGATGGCGTTTACCACATATTGGAATGGAATCTTTCAAGTGATTCCGATTGGACTGGGAATATTGACAAGTTGAAGTTCCTGTTCAACTCCAACGGTGTGGACTGGACAACGGCTGGTGCCTACGAGATTGATTACATACGAGTAGAAAGTACATAATGCCTAAAGTTGGAAGCAAGCACTTTTCATACGATGCCGAGGGACTCGCGAAGGCCCAGGCTGAGGCAGCCAGAACGGGTACGCCCGTAGAGCATAGCCAGCGGTACCACGTTGGTGGCCTGCTGAATCTTTCGAGTAAGAAGAATAGGGATAGGACTAGAGGAGTCGGGAAGGCCAAGAGGGGCCTTACTCACGTTAAGGTATGAACTACAGCGAACTCAGTACAGCCATCCAGGATTATTGCCAGAACTCGGAAACGACTTTTGTCAACCACATCAATGACTTCATCATTGCTGCTGAAGACAAAATATTCATGGCTGTTTCCATGCCTGCTTTTTGGAAGAGCGACTCAACCAATGTGACTACGAGTGGCAGGGCGGAATACCAAGTGGCCCCTGGCGTGGTGGATATTTTCTCTGCCCGGGTCGGGGAGACTGCTGTTGTTTTGGCTTCGGCGACTTCAGGGCCAGAGGTTGTTGAGGATGGTCCGGTCAGGTACCTGCTTCGTAAGGATTACGACTTCCTTCTTGAGGCGTATCCCGGTACCACTTCCGGGGTTACGTCTGGCATCCCCAAGTATTATGCGGTCTCCAGTGCGAGCCCCGGGAAGGTAGTATTTACATCGACTGGTGCGGGGAATGAAACCACCAGCGGGTCAACAACAGTTAGCTTTGGGGCTATCGGGTACGGACTCGTAAAACCCTATTGGGATGCTAATCCGGCTATCGAGGTCGTTGGCCCTGGTATTCCTGCTGGTACAACGATTGATTCGTTTGACGTGTCTCCAAATGTAACTATTTCAAATCCCGCAACGGCAACATCTTCCACGCCAACGGCGATTAGGTTTGATTTTGTGTCTTCCCTTGGTTCGGGGGTGGATCCGGTTATGACGATAAGGCTGGGTCCGATACCGGATGCCGTGTATCCGATGACGGTTGATTACTACGGTAAGACTTCCACTGACTCGATCACGTCCGGTTCGACTCCAGGTGCCCCGCTGACGACGAATACGTGGCTATCGGTCACTGCTCCAGACACGCTCCTATATGGTGCGTTATCCCAGGCTTATACTTTCATGAAGGGTGAGCCCGATATAATCCAGAACTATGAACTGAAGTTTAACGAGGGGCTCATGCTCCTCAAGAACATGGGCGAAGGCCGGCAGGCTTCCGATGCTTTCGTTTCCGGGCCTCCCACCATGCAGGCCCGTTAGGACTTATCAATGGCTTCAACTTATTCAACTGATTACCAGATCGCACTGATGACGACCGGCACGGAGGCCGGTTCCTGGGGTGGTATCACCAATGACAACCTAGAGAAGGTAGGCAATAGCGTCGGCGGAAGCGTTGTAGTCAATGTTACAACCCCTCCTACTGGTGGTAGCTGGGATGGTGGTACCTATGTAATGAACTGGGTTACGGAGAATACTTCTGCCAAGGGCACCTCCGGCACATCCCCAGTTGGTTCTGGGCGTGCAAGGTTTGTTGTTTTTGCCGATAGCGGAGCGATGGGAGACGACATAACAGTAAATATATGTGGGAATACATCAAGTGATAAGCCAGAGAGGGTTTTCTTCGCCAAGAATAGCCTGTCCGCTAGCCGCTCGATCACTTTCAAGCTGGCTGGGTCTGGTTCGTATGTTCTCGCAAACGGCAAGACCGCTCTCCTTTTTACGAATTCCGTTGCCAAAGGCACTGGCGACGAGATTGCAGCCGACACTGTTGCGAACATCCTAGACGCCCTCCAGGTCACGTCATTGACTTTGCAGAATGGCGAGACGATATCAAACGCAGTGGACGGTACTGTTGTCATCGATGGTGCGACTCTTAAAGTGGGCACTGGTGCCGCCACAGCAACAGTTAGATCAAGCGGGCCTTGGGATCTTGAATTGCTGGCAGGCGATTCCGACTTTGCAAAGATTGTAGTTGCCGATGCAGTCAACGGTAGCATTAGCCTTGAACCCGATGGTGCGGGCGTGGTTTCTGTTGTTGGCACCTTGGATGTAACTGGTGCTGGTGGAATCATCCTCTCAAATGATGAGACCATTACCAACGCCGTAGACGGTACGATTGTCCTTAGTGGGGCTGTCACCAGTACCGGTGCAGTTCAGGGCACTAGCCTTAAAGATGGGACCATGACGATCTCGTCTGGGAACATGACAGCGGTTGGAACAATTGGTTCCGGTGCCATTACCAGTACTTCTTCCATTACCAGCACTTCCCTGGATGCTACCGCAGGAACGATTGAGACAACTGGTGCGGTCAATGGCGGGACCGTAACCGCTACGACAATCGCAACCGCAGCTGATGTTTCCATAACTGGAACCGATGGCTATATCGCTTTCGACACGATAGAGGCCACCCCTGCTGATGGCTATGGCATTAGGGACCTTGCTGGAAAGGTTCAGGTCAAGAGTAACGGTGGAAATTGGGGCGGTATTTACAGTGCCAATCAGGCAAGCGGGGATGGGACTTATTTCAAGTCAGCAGCCCAGACTAGCGATGCAGCTGATAATGCATCTATTGCCCATGGACTAGGAGCAGTTCCTCGGATTGTTCGTTGTACTTTACAGTGTACGTCCACCGATGCAGGATATGCCGTGGGTGATGTTGTTCAGGTCGGAGGAGAGGCTAACACGGCGGGACATAGAGGTATTTGTTTTGGTTCCAATTCCACGTATGTATTTTACGTGATTGGAAGCGGAGGGTGGTTAATATTGAATAAAACGGATGGTAGTTCAGATGTTATCGTTCCCGCTAAGTGGGATATCTATCTTGAGGCTTGGCTGTGAATGTTTAAGCGGCTCAATCTACCGCCTGGAATAAACCGAGAATCGACTGAGTATTCAGCCGAAGGCACTTGGTTTGATTCCAACAATATTCGATTTAGGGGGATGTACCCCGAGTGTATTGGCGGCTGGGAGCAAGAGGGTACCTTCACGCTGGATGGTATCGGGAGAGAGATATTCTCCTGGTCCACGTATTCTGGGTATCAGTATATCTGCGTAGCGACTAGCTGGAAGTTCTACGTAATCCATGCGTGTGTTGCGTATGACATTACGCCGCTGCGTAAGACTTCCGACAAGATCAATGGGGGTGCGCTACATCCATTCGCATTCACGGATGGCTCCTCGACATTGGTGGTAACCGATACGGATCACGGTGCACAAGCCGGGGACTTTGTGACTTTTAGCGATGTTGCCGCCTCCAGTCCATTTACGACTGAAGTCATGAACAAGGAATACCAGATAGGTGTAATCCTAAGCGCGAACACATACAACTTCACCGCTACAGATTCCTCTGGTACACCGGTTGTTGGATCTGGTTCGGGTTCGTTTGGTGGCAATGTCGGGATTGCGAAGTACCAAATCAGCATAGGCAACAGTGCCCCGGTATCGGGTAGTGGTTGGGGGCTTGCGGACTGGGGTGGTTTGTCTCCGAGTCGAGAATGGGGCGATCCCGCCGACCTATCTGTTGTGATCTCGGATGGTATTCGCCTTTGTTACGTAGATAATTATGGCGAAGACCTGATGATCGCCAACAAGAATGGTGAAATATATTACTGGGATGTGAGC